GGGATTGCCTGCCGGTTGTCCGCATCGCGGGCCGGGATTACCTGGCGTGCATCGGCTTTGCTGCGCCTCGGGGCTTTCCGGTTGTCTGCATGCCATCGCAGGCCGGCCCATTGCTGGGATGCCTGCGATGTTTGTGCATGGGGGGTGTCGGTTTCCCGACTATTTGAAGCGGGGCGTTAGAAGCGAGTCTTCGGCTTGTTGTACTTCTGGTCGTACATGCCATCAAGCTGGGCCTTGATGCCTGCACGCTTGGCGTCATGCGGTGGCAAGGCTTCAAGCTGGGCGCGCAACTCTGCTGTTTTGACGGCGAAGTCCGCTTCGCTGACCTGGGCACCGCCGTTGATGGCACTGTCTTCCCTGAGTTCCTTGCCGATGTTGGCGGTGAACGCGATGAAGTCAGGGTCGTTGCCGTACTTGGCTTGGAGCGCGGCAAAGTTGCCCGGCTTACCTGGCTCGCTGGCGAACGCCTCGGCAGCACGGTAAGAGGCGCGCACGTTCTGGGCCATGGCCTGCTCATCACCCCATACAGCCTTGAGAGCTGCGGTGCAGTCCTGGGTACTGAGTTGCACACCGCCCTCGACCAGACCGGGCGCCGCTTTCATGTACTCGCCGATCACGTACTGCACCTGATTATTGGTCAGGCCCTTTGCATGGGCGCCCTTCAGGAACGATTGAGTGTCCGGATCGGCCTTGAATTCATCCCAATCGAAGCCCTCTACGCCCTCCAGCTTGACCGCGTATTCATCGGCAGTCTTGGGTGGAACGTCACCGGACCCCAAGCGGGTTTCAAGGTGCTTGTAGGACTCGGCCAGCTTGCGGCTTGACTGATCCAGGTCGAGCGACCCGTCTTCCTTGACCACGCGGTACTTCTCGGGGATGAAGTCGGCGGTGTTGGCGCCACTGTCCAGCACAGAGCCGGTGGGCGCGGTGGCTGTGGTTGGCGCTGCCGGCGTAGATGGGTCGCCGCCCTCGCCAGCTTCGGCCATGAAAAAATGGCCCAGTCGGCCATGGATAAACATGTTCATCGTTATTCCTCTTGATCGTTGGGATCGGCTTGGACGCCGTTGGCGCGGTTGATGCGGTTAACAACGTGGTCCAGGACTTCACGGGCCCCGGCTTGCTTGTACGTGGTGAGGATGGCGTCGATGCCGCCGACGGTGCATGCGTTCTTGGCAAAGCGCTGAATCAGCAGCTCCAGCACGATGCGACCCTCGTGGTGATCCTCAAACACGCGCTTGAACATGTCGTCGGTCTGCTCTGGGGTCAGGTTCATGCTGCGGCTCCCTGTTTTTTCAATGCGGCATCACCAGCCTGCTGCGCCATCATTTGCTGCTGCGCCTGCTCCTGAGCTGCCTGCTGAGCCTGGGCGCGGTCCTGGCGGATCTTGTCCCGATCGGCAGAGCTACGGATGATCGAGCCAGGTACGCCCAGGGCCTCACCCTTGAAGCGCTGCGCCTCGTCCATGTCGATGTTGTCCATCACGGTCGGATCGGCTTGGGCAACGATCAGCGCGCCCTGGATGAACGTGTCGATTGCGGACACTTCCTCCAGCTTCTGCGACCTGGCCAGCGGCGATAGGTAACGCACGGTGAAGTTGCGCCCTGCCAGTGACTCTGGGGCCTGGCCCAATACGCCAGCGCGGTACGCAATGCCGAAGCACCGTTCGATCATGGGTTGCAGGTACTCGGTTTGCAGGCGCCCATACACTGGGCCCAGCAGTTGGCGGATCAGATTCACCCGCACGTGCACCTCGGTGGCGGTCATCGCCGGGCCGTCCTGGGCCTGGAGCTGATCGGCCATCAGGATCTTGCGGATAGAGCCCTGCAAGCGCTGGATCTTGGTCTCGGCGTACTGGAAGTTGGAGCCGCTTTGCAGGGGCTTCATGCTGTCGACGCTGTTGGCCACGATGATCTTGCGCGGCCCGACTTTAACGGTGCGCGGATTCAGCACGCCGTCATCCTCGGCAATCCACATGCCGGCAATGGCCAGGTCACCGGCCGCCAGGTCCATCCGGCACAGCTCGTTCAGGGTGCGGGCGTCCGGCAAGGCATCGAACACCGGGCCCACGGCGTACACGCTGTCAGGGATCATCATCCAGCGCGGCACGACAACAGGCATTTCGTGGTAGCCCGACTCGCTCACCAGTTGCTTGGCCTTCACCTCGACCTTGCACGATGCGACGGCCATGTTCTTCGCCAGGCGCGCGCCGACCATATGCGTGGTGCGCGGGTAGATGGCGTGGACAAATTCGACCAGTTCCTGCGGCTTGTCCTTGGCCAGCTTACGCGTTGAATCGCTCAGGTTATCTTCGCCAAACTCGTTGACGGCCTGCTCGGCGGTGAGCTTGTACTCCCTGTACACGGTGTCGATCTTGCCACCGGCCTTGGATGCGGACGCGTACACGCTCGCAATGGGCCACAGATCGAAGGTGAAGCCGCCCTTCTCCTTGTCCTGGTCGATGTACAGGGCAAACCAACCGGCGCACACAACGTCGATAAGCCCCTCAAAGGCGGCTGCGTCGAAGTTGGATGCGTGGATGTTCTGCCACAGGATGTCCGCCGAATCGTCCAGCCACCGGCGCTCGTCCTCGCTTTCCTGGCCAACGTCCATGCCGAACCACAGCGAGTTGGCCGGGGTCAGGCCCGACATGATCCCAGATGACAGAATCCGTGCCGCGTCCGTGGTGGTGCCGTCGATCATCCTGGCCTTGCGCATCTGCGCTTCCATGGCCGTGATTTGCTCAGTGCAAAAGCCGCTACCCCGGATCGGGTAGCTGTGGTCGTAACAGTCGCGCCAGGTCTGCTCATGCGGCGAGCGCAGCGACTTCAAGGTGCTCAACGTTTTGCAGATCTGGGATGCGTTCATTGGCCGAGGGTGCTCTTGCCTTGAGAGAGAACAGACCCAGTGGCGGAACCCTGGGCGCCTGAGGTCAGCAGGCTGCTGTCTGCCTTGCGCTTCTTGCGGATTACAGTTTCTTCATTGGCCTTCACAGCCGCGGCGTCGGCAGCCTTCTGGGCTTCGATTGCAGGATCTGGTGTGGCAACTACTTTCGGGGCTTTCGTCTTACTTCCCATGTCATCACCCCTTGGCTACTGGCTCAGGGCACAACCAGCCTTCAGGCGTCATGACAGCCTGCTTGAGCGTGGTTGCGTCGATGATGTCGGTGCTGGCCGTGGTGGTGACGGCAGGCTTCGACTCGTTCTCGCGCTTCGGGTCCAGCACCAGGGGCTCGCCGCCAGCGCTCAGGCGATCAACTTCGGCCAGGGCTTCGTCCTTGGTGCCGGTGAAGTCGCCGATCTTCACGTCTTTGCCATCCACCTGCGGGGCGTTTGCATCGATCACAATCCAGCGACCACCGCCGTTGTGCTTGGCGGTGAAGTCGGGAACTGCTGGTGCCTGGGCGCCGGCATCCGGGCTATCGGTGCTGGCCGTGGTGGTGCTGATGGCGTTGGCGAGCGGATCGCCTGGAGTCTGCGGGGTGAACTCTGGTGCTGGCATTGGTCTGGCCTCGGTGGTTGTTGATCAACGAGGGCCAGAATCAATGGGGATGGCTGTCGGGTTCCCGACTATTTGCGAGGGAGGCAGGCGGTGTTGACCCAATCAATCAGGCTGTTCAGGGCGATGATGGCTTCGTCTCCGTCGCTGGCGATGGCGACAATTCGTTGACCAGCCGCTGGGTCAAGTTCGGCGCGCGCTTCTGCATCATCCACGCGGCCGGTGCCTGGGCTGGCTCGCACGACGGGACACTTGGCTGGGACTGACAGCCGCTTAGCGCCAGTGCCAACGCGATCAAGCAGGGCTTTGTTCTGGACTTGAGCATCGGTGAGTACCTTGGTGTTGTCGGTGTCGAGCTGGGCCAGCAGCTTCTGGGTGGTCTTGCGTGATGCGTTGGCAGCCTCCAGCACGCCTACACGCTCCGTTGCGGTGTCCAGGCTTGTGCTGATGTGGTCCAGACGCCAGAGCGCCAGCACCAGCGCCATGGCAAGCCCTGCAACGAGATAGCGAGCCACGGCGCCCATGGTCACTCCACCAGCTGCCAGTCATCGGCGAGCATGTCGGACTGGGACGCCAGCCAGCCTGGCAGCATGGCGCGTCGACCTTCTGCGTTGATCGTCCACATGTCGATGTGCGGAAGAATCTCGCACTCGGACAGACCCAGCGCGGCGTGGTATGGCGAGCCCTCGCGCAACTGAGCGGCCGGCGTACCTGGCACCAGCACCAACCACATACCCTTGCCATTCCAGCCAGTACGGGCGACACGGGCGCCAAGTTTCAGCGCCTCGATGGCAAGGCCGAAGCTCATGCCGCTGGTTGCACGATAGGCATTTTCGAACTGAGCCTTGGGAGACCAACTGATGTAACCGGCATGACTCGGGTGGTTCGGCTCACCGCCATCGGTGTATTCGACCAGGTAGCCGTCATCGGCACCGTTCTCGTCAGCAGGCAGAGACCAGCCGCGATAGTCGTTGTAGGCGAGACGAGTCATTGCCAGGGCCAGAATGATTTTGGTGCCAATGAAGCGTTTTGCTGTGGTGCCAGTCATAGGTATTGCCTCGGGGTTTGGTGGTTACGCCAGGGCCAGACGAACGCCTTCGTCGATCTCGCCCTTGATGTACGGGTTGTAGCCGTTCTCGTGCTGGATGATCGCGGCAACCATGGGTCGGAGCATGGCCGGGCTGCGCAGGTCGATGTTCGCGTACGAGGTCACGCCCATGGCTTTGGCCACAGCCTCGGCATAGGCATTGGTGTTGTTCTCGGTGGCGGGCGCCCAGCGGCCAATGATCTGGGCCACGGTCTTGAGCCCGTGCTTGGTCTGGTAGGTCAACAGCAGCTTGGCCAGGGCGCGGATGCCGTTCTCTGGCGTATCGAACCGGGCGAATCGTTTCTCAAGTGCCGGGTTCGGAGGGAGCTGGCCGCGCCACTTGTTGGCTGGCACGTAGTCGATGTTGCCGGGGTTGTTGTTGCGGATGCCACGGGATTGAGCAGACATGGTTCAGGTCTCAGGTTATGGGCCGGCGGGCGGTTCTTGGTCACGGAGCTTCGATTGCTGCACCACCCTGGCAACGGCCACACCAACGCTGAGCACCATGTTGACGCTGGCGAACACCAGTGGATCGACTGCGCCCTGGAACACCGACCAGGCAGCGGCGGCGGCATTGAGGACTGCACCAGCGATAGCCAACTGAACGCTGGTCATGCGCCAGAACTGGCGCCACTCGGGAATGAGCTTCATGGTTTGCACTGATCGCGCAACGCTCTGAGGCGTTCGGCGCTCTCGGCATGCTCGCGGCGGTCCTTGCGGATCTGGAAGTACGTGCTGATCAGCAGACCCAGCACTGCCACAACCACACCAGCGATACCAATCCAGTTGACCTGGGACAGCCAGCCAAACAGGCCAGTAGCACCACCGGCAATCAACCCCTTGTTGGCAACCGATATGCCCACTGCCTCTACGATGTTCTCGTGTGCCTGGTTGGCCATGCTTTCACTCCTAACTGGCGCCTTCATGGTCGGCCTCCAGGGTCAAAAAAAAGCCCAGCGCGGGTGGCTGGGCTGCGATGACCGTAAGAGTCGTCGGGGTCAGGTGTCGGAATCCCGACTATTTCCGCCCTCCCATCCAGAAGTCGTACAGCTCCTGGGTGATTTTGCTCACGTAGCGACCATCGAACTGCTCGGTGTTGTAGCCGCGCGCAGAGGCCAGATCTTCAAACGCGGCACGACCGCCGTGGTATCCCTCGACCAACGCGGAGACACCATCAAGGCCGTTGTCGATTACGTACACGACGCCCTTGTAACCGCGAACGCCCTGCAGTTCTTCACGCCTGTAACCTACGGATTCGATGCCGGGCACCCCATGAATGGCCATGCGCAAGCTGGGCAACCCCTCAAGCACAGACATGCGCACGCCATCCATCGGCCCGCCTACCAACAACACCGTTTCGTAATTCATCGCGCAACCCTCAGGCCTTGGAGTGATAAGCCCACCAGTCACCGACGGCGACCATGGGAAGTTTGGAGCGGTCCCGGCGCATGGCCTGGCACCAGAGCGACACAAGCCGCTCGCCTTCGGTGTAACGGGGTTCGGCACCTTGCTTCCAACCGATCAGGGTTGAGCGCGGCACCGCTATGCGGTCGGAGACCATATGCGGCGAATACCCGGCACGGGACAGTTGCGTGATGACCTTGAACCAATCAACCCGGCGTTCGGCCTGGGGCGCTGGGCGCGGCTTCTCGCGCAGTGGTATCGACAAACGAGCGACCACCTGCCCGTGGCGAGCATCCGCAACGGTGTCTGCTGCCTGCGTGAAGCACAGGGCGAGCTGATCGGGGTGGGCACGGGCGGTCATGGCTAGCCCCCAAACGCGCACGCGCGCGAGGCAGAGTGAGCTACGGCGCTCACCCCACACCCTCTACGAATCAAAAAATCCATTTCGGTTATAACCGCCATGAATTCCATAACCTGATTCTCAGCCTCATCAAATTGGAACGGATGCACAGCCCTACGCAGCCCCATCAGCATTTCCGGCTCACCTGGTGCTGACAGATCAACGTCGACACCGATCATCACCCAGCCGTCGTTCAGCTCACGGCAGGCCCATTGCAGTAGTGGCTTCATGAGCAATCCCCCACCAGTGGTACAACGCGCACGGTGACGCCTGGCGTTTCGCCAAAGCGTTTGCTCTTGCTGACGTTGACCACTTGAACGTCATCGACCCAGACCACACCGTTCATGGCATCGAACAGGGCCTTTTCCACGTTATCGATGTCCGGCTTCTTGGTCGGAAACACGTCGCCTGCCAGAGCTGCAGCGCGTTTTTTCTTCGACCAGGACGCAGCTACGGTCACCACGATTTTCATTTCAACCATCACTGGCCCGGCGATGACAACGCGATCACGCATCGCCATGGCGCCTGCGGCAGCAACGGTCTTTTCGTAGTTCTCGGTTTTGATGGGCGTGATGTGTGCGGTATAGCCGATCAACTGGCCGCTGGACTTATCGCGGCGCTTACGGCCAACGGCGCGTGGTCGGCCCTTGCCTACAGGCTCACCAGGCACGAAGAACGACACGGGGTTGAGGTCAGACATGCTTGTCTCTCCGAATACCGAGCGTTGCCAGCAGTTGGGCGCGCGCGGCCTTGGGGTCTTTGGGGATTTCGAGTGTGTCGACGATGCGGTCGGCTTCCTGGCGGGAGTACTCCAGCTGCACCTGCTCACGGGGACGCATGCTGTCGTGGCTCAGGCCCTTGGCAATTCGCCCTTCCAGCGGCTGGCCGGTCTGTGCGCGGCGCATGACGATGGCGTAGTTGCGTTCAAAGCGCTGACGCAGGGCCTTATCGCTGTTCTTCGCCGTGTGCAGGTCGAACGTACTGGTGGCTTCTGCGGCAATGCGCACGGCCGGGTGGCTGTACGTGCCTGCGCGGGCTTCGTCCCACGCTTGTGCCTCGCTCGGTAGTCCAGGAACTTGCACGCACATCGCACGAAACACGTTCGCCGGTGGTGGCCAGTCGAATTCATCGCCCTTTTCCACCAGGGTGTTCAGGCCGTTGGCGATCTGCTGGCCGGTCAAGCCCTTGAGCACCGATGCCCACGAGTGACCAGGATCAGCTGATACGCCGAAATTCGACGTCCAGCGGTGGCCGTACATCTCGCTCATCTTGATCCACAGGCTGTCCAGCAGGCCTTGCGACAGCTTCTCTGGCGTCTCGCTCGGCAATGGCTGCTCTGACCCGGTCTGGAGCTGAGAGTGGGCCCTGTCGAGGATTCCGTTGATTTGGTTTGGAACCCTGGCCTTGATGGTCTTGGGCAGCGTTTTCAGGTCGAGTGTGTCCATTGGCGGTGCTCCCGCTGGATTTGGCGCGTTGGATGAGGTTGTTCAGGTGCTGGACGAGCTGGAATTCCCATTGGGCTTGGGATTGCTCTTTCTCTGGGCGTGCCCACCAGTACGACGTGAACGCGGCAAGAACCTCAGGCGTGAGCGCGGAGGTTGGAACCGAGTTTTTGAAGGCAATGGCCTTGAAGGTTTTGGGGTCCACTCCCCAGCCGTCGAGCGGCATCGGGAAACGGCCTTCGCGGGTAATACCATCAATAGGATTAACGGATATCGGAGGTAGGTTGTTGATCAGTGGGTTGGCTGTTTCTGATCCGGTTGCTGATCCTTCATCGGCACCTTCTAAACCCTCGGTTTCATTGGGCTCAACTGGGTTTTTCGGTGGTTGTTGATCTGGTTGTTGATCTGGTTGTTCATCGGTTGCTGATGATTTGGACGTACCATCCCAATCCGCATTTGGCAGCTGATAAACAAGGGGTCCAATGGGGGCTATTGCACCAAGGCTGATCAGGCGATCAACCAGCGATCTGACCTTCTGCCTGGTAGGGGATCCAGACTCATGACGGCCGCGCGTGGGAGCAATATACAGCTCTTCGCGGAACATTTGTTCGCTCAGTCGCCGCTTTAGTCCAGACACGCCCGTCCTGTAGTCCATGAACCGGCGAATGGCGCAGTACAACTTGAAGACGTCAGCAGGCTCATCAGCCAACGTACTCCACTCTGCGTCATTGATCTGGAAGGAAGGCACAGTCAGTCCTCCTGCAGCTGATCAACATTCTGGATCAGCTCCATGTAGCGCTTGGCCTGATGCAGAAGGGTTTCGATATCCCGCTTGTCGAAGCACTGCATGGCCTTCGGCACCACCTTCAGATCGAGCACGGCCAGGATCTGGCAGAACTGCTCAAACTTCTCTGGCTTCATGCGACTGATGGTCGCCTCGTCGCAACCGACTGCAAGCGCAACCGGGCCGTTGCCGACAGATGCAAGCGCCTGCATGAGAACGACGTAGTTCCTGCGGGCCCTTGCGGTCTGCTCTTGGCTTAATGGGCTCGTCGACATGATTACGCCGCCTCAGAAGCGCCTTTAAAGCGCTCCGGATAGAGGATGTGGATTTCAGTGATTTCCCCGTCGAATACCCGGCTCAGGTTCTCGGCCAGTACGGTCGAGGCACGCTGTACGCCGCGCTCTACACGGGAAAGGTTGCCGGAATCAATGGTGTCGCCGAGCACAGCAAGACGTGCCGCAACATCGGCGAGCGTCCACTTCTTGGCGATTCGTGCGCGTTTTAAAGGAGTCATGGCAAGGCCCTGAATTGATTTCAGGTGTGATTCTGCGATTAGCGCAGATTTAAAGCAAACAAATTCTGCGCTTACCGCTTTGCGCACAACGCAGCAAGAACGGAAAATCAGCATCATGGAAATCGGACAGATCATCAGAAACGCACGGAAAGCCAAGAAGCTTTCCCTCGAGCAACTCGCCAACCAGGTCGATTCGGACACGGGCAACCTGTCACGCCTGGAACGAGGGCAACAAGGCACGACACCTGAAAAGCTTAAGCGCATCATGGACGTGCTTGGCATCAAACTGGCCCAGGTAGGCCAGGGAACGGACTCCCCCCAAGACACCGGAATGTCGAACGTGCAGATGGCCCTGCAACCAAGTCGGGGCTCTAGGGAATATCCTTTGATCAGCTGGGTTATTGCTGGTGAGTGGGCAGAGTCGTGCGACACCTTCCATCCTGGTGATGCTGATACATGGCTCGCTTCCACCGAAAATGCTGGTGAAAA